ATCAGCATCCGCGGCGCCTCGTAAACTAACATTTGCTTTTCTACGAATCTGGAAACGTCCAATATTAGACTGTTCTAACCAATCACCTGTTAGTACCTTTAAGTAAACTCTTACAGCGTTAAAGTTACGTTTTATAAACACAACTTCAGCAGTACTTGTACTAATAGTAGTTAATGCTAAGCCGCCTTGGCCATCTCTAGGAATTTGTACATCTTCAATTACATCGCCGACTTGTGGCTCGAATGCAAACCCTGCGAAATCAAATATATCTAGATCAAAATTAATGTAACCATCCCATAAGTCGACAATTGTTTGTTGCTTATTTAAAATGTCGTATGTGAATCCAGCACTTGCAACGTCAATTACTCTGTTATCAAGATTATATAAACGGAACTCTTGTGTTTTGCCGATTGTTAAGTTGTCACTAAAAGTTTTTCCTACTCTAACTATAAATTTATTACTTGGAAGATCTCTCTCAACACCGTCCTGTGCGTCAGCGCCTGACGGATCACCTCGATATGACAATTGTTCAATATAGCTTACATTATTTTTGTTAGCAATATATGTACCAATTTGGCCAACTGTGTTTTGAATATTATAATATTCATTAAGATCTCTTACTGATCCTTGTAGTTTAATATCGGCATAAACTAAGCCTCTACCGGTGTCATAGTACGTGCTGTTATTCGAATATGAGGGCGTAGTAATCATCCAAAAGCCAGCAACTGCATTGCTAGAAGTAAAGGTGTTTTCTTCTGTATAAAATCCTACAAAGTCTAATTCATTAATATACAATTCGCCAGTAACGTCAAATACACCGTTTGTATTTTTAACATATACTACTGCACTATCTCTACGAGATCCTGCATATACTACTTCGGCACTGCCGGTGTCAGTTGTTACAATACTGCCTACAACTGGCAGCGAAACAAATGTTTCAAGGAAGAATACATGATCAACTTTTTCAATAATTTCATGATCTTGACTTATAAACTGTGAAGTAATTTCCGGTATTAGTCCGTCAAACGGTACATAATTATCTAATGTTGGATAAGCAAAACTACGTTGATTCCAAAACAAGTTAACTATGTCGCCGGGGGTTGTACCAATATACATATCTTTAGGAGCACGTATTAGCATATGGCTTGTTGTATTATTTGGTAATCCAAGATCACCTGCAACTAACAAGTTTAAGGTTGTACTGTCAGCATCTGCTTGGGAAGCAATATTTACATATGTTTCAAATGTACTAAATGGTTGGTTAGCAATTTCTGGAAGTATTTCTCTGTTTGCTTTCCATAAACTTTCTCTATAACGCACAATATCATTTTTTACATATGTTGTATTTGGCTGGAAGTTAAACGTGGAATTTCCAGTAACTACGTCTGTCTTATAAGATAGTCGAGTTTTAACATTACTTGCTTGAGGTATGCCTACAACTAGATATTCGCCGTCTGGAGATACTGCAATACTTTTTCCAAAGTCTGAATCGTTAATGTCGAACAAATCGTCATTTTCAAGAATAATTTCTTGATCTAATAATAAATTAGATTGTTCTCTAGTCCTACGATATACAGACACTTTTCCATTACTGTCATTTGGCGCTGACACAAAAACATTAGTGTTATTTTTAGTTACAGCAACACTATCACTAAAACCTTGATCAGTACTATCGTATTCTGACGGATTTATAATTTCTTGAGAATTTAAATATACAGGATTATTTTCTAATACTGCCCATTCGGTATTATACGTATCGACCCATATTTTTTGTTTATCATATATATCTTGTTTTGTTGCATTGTTAATTTCATCAACATTATCTGTTCTTATAGTTCTTAACATTGACATAGTAAACTTTTCATCTTCAAAGTCTGCTATTTCATTAGATAACGGAACTCTTATACGAATAGTGTTTAAATTAATGCTGTCAATTTCGTATAATCCATTAATAGAATACTCTTGCGCATTTCGAATGCCTATATAGTCGCCTGCAGTTAGTATTCCATTTGCCCATTTATCTAGTGTTATTTCTACTAGACGCAAACCGTTAGTTGCAAAGTCAGCAACAAGCGGATTAAGAGCAGTAACATTTACATTTGCATTTGTTAACTGGGCAATTGTCCAAGATTTATTATCTGTATTAGTTACCCAAATAGTATTGCCTATCGAAATTTGATTAGTATTAATTGTTGCTAAATCAGATAGATTACTAACAATAAAATCAACATCGTCTTCATTCGCATATCCTGACGTTCTAATATACTCGTTAGTTAGCGATTTAGTTGGCAACGGTGCATGTGCATAATCTGCAGGACGATCATATACTTCGTTTGGTAGTATTCTATAAATCTTATCAAAGTTAGTTGCAGGTAAAGTACTTACAAGTTCAACTGCTTGCGGAGACTCTTGCATTTTATCTTGCTTTAAGTTGTATTCGACTTGTTCAACATCATCGACTGCTCCGTAACGACCAACTTGAATTGCCCACTCTTCGTAGAACTCTAAGTTATCGGCTGTATTACCTAGTGCATCAAACAGTTTAGTAAACACATTCATTGTGCCTTTGTCTGCTATTGCACCTCTATAGAATTTAAACTGACTTACATCATCATTAATAATGTTAGCAAGATACTGGCGCTTTTGATAACCTATCAAATGCTGTGCCATTTTTTGCTGCTCAGTATCAAAACTGTCTGAGTCTAAATCATAAAAGTCTGTAAACTGTGTAATTCTGTAATCAAAGTTAGTTATTAACTCCGACTCAGGTTTTTCACTTAATTGATACCAAAAGTTTGCGTTAAAAACTTCCGATCCAATTATATTAGATGTTGCTACATAATAATATTGTTTGTATTTTACAATATTTCCAATTTGATAATCTTTCCATTGTGCCCAGTCAGTAAATCTTGCATCGTCATAAACAAAACCTGGAATATTTAATCCGCCGTTCCAATTGTCTGATCTGTATCCGTTAACACGTATACGTTCTTGTCTGTACCCTGTACTTGGATTATATATTGTATCATTAAAATCTGTTTTATTATCTAATAGCACAACGTGTTCTTTTTGAACTAATGGAAGTGCTACGTGGTACATGCCTTCTGTAGTTCCAATTGTTTGAACACCAAAACTATTTTGATCTCTTAACAGACTACTAAACTCTGAATCTAAAAATAAACCGTCTGCTTTAAAGATATTATATCCGTAAAAATCATCTTTGATATTATCAACAATATAATAGTCTCTTTGAAATTCTAATAAATTAGCGCCTGGACTAAGTGCAATTAAAGAATTATTTGCCCAACCTTGTGTTGTCCAGAATAAAAATTGTTTTGCTGATTGATTCCAGTTTTCAACTTCGTTTGATCCTTCAATAACATTTTCAAAGCTAAATCCAATTTCTTTTTGTTTTATACTGTATCCTAAAATAAAATCAACAACTTCTTGAGCAGTGTCAATACGAGTTCCGTACTGAATTCTGTTAATAGATGCAGTATTAAAGTCTTTCTTAAATTGTGCTGTTCTTCCGCCGGTTAACGGCAAACTTGGCAATTTAACTATATTGTTTGTGTCAAATGTTCTTCCACTAGTAAAAGAAGTAATAACTCTATAATATGCATTATTGTGCTGTATTACTTCACCGCTAATATAAGATGTATTAGAATCCCAAGGAGATACCTTTTCAGAAATTCCGCCGACTGTTACAGTATTTGCAGACGATCCAAGTAGTGGTTTGTAATATTCAAAGTAAGGTTTTTCTAAATTATAACCACGTATCACATATCCTAGTTCAGCACGTTCAATAATAATACCACTATATACTGCTAATTCACTAGGACTACTTGTGTTTAAAAATACTTGGTAGTTTTCTTGAGGGACAAATATGCCATCTTGTGTTAATGATTGTGTAGGAGACCTACTATCAAGAATTAAATTAAATTTTTCTTTGCTAGTAAATCCAGCAATCTTAATGCCAATTTGATTAGTAATCAACGCTAACTCAGATTTATAACCGTCGTATACTGATAATATATCACTTGCTACAAGATTATAAATGTAGTTTACTAAACCAGAAGTGTTAGTCCGTGTAGTTGATTCAAATGTGTTTGGCAATTTTAAGTCTTTAATAACAATAGGAGCATTAGTAGTTGTATCTACCCATTGATTTGCTAAGTTTTTATTAATTCTTGAAACATCAAATCCTAAGCCCATTGTTTTTGCAGGCTTGTTTAATAACATTGCAGTTAGTACAGCAAACGGGTACTCAGAACTTTTGCGCCATGCATTTTCAATTGGTGCTTGGTCTCCAAATTTAAAATTTTGTGTTGCACTTTGTATTTGGAAGTTCTTAGCATATCGGCTATCTAATGGTGATAATAGTTTCCCAGTACTGTCAACCGGAATAAAACTAGTTAATCCAGGGCGGGCATATTTAAGATCAATTTTAGTATTAGTAGGATCAGCAATACGACCTTTTTCTAAGTCTTTCCAAAGTACTAAGTTGTCGCCTGTATAAGGGGCAGGACCATAAACTGAATTCCACCAGTTTGGCTTAGTTGTTAACCCTAACATCTCCCAAGGATGACTGTGTGGGCGGTCAGTATCAAATGCCCTTACATATAGTCCTCTCCAAAAGCCTAGATTTGTATTTCCGTCCGGAGAGTTTGTTGATCCATAATTAAACGTCCAATTATTAGTTCTGTCGTAGAACGTATTGTTTGTATAAGTTTGATTGTTTAAATTTTGACTTAACCATTTTTGGAAATCTCCAAGTAGTGTATTGTTAATTTCAACATTAGTAAATTCATTAACTCTAAATTCGCCGCCGATAAATGCATTAACGTCTAGTCTATCAGTTGAGTATTCTGCTTTAATATTATTAAAGATTCTCTTTTCTAATTCTAACAGTAATTCATCTCTAAAGTCTTTGTAAGCCTTAACATAACTGCCGTCGTGGCCTCTAATAAACGCAACGCCGATTGGGTATTCAGTAACTTCAATATCATCATTACCGCCTAAGGTTGCTCCTGTTACAGGAATATAAAATAATTTGTTCATTCCTGTAAATGTGTAAGACTTTGATGCTGCTCCTGTGCCTGCTGCACTCTTAGTAGTGTACACAGGATAGAACCATCCTCTATTACCAGTTGCACTATCTTCGCCATATACTTTAAACGGACCTGCAGTGTTTGGTTCAGTACCTTGTACAGTATCGTCAATTGTTAATTCAGGATAATACTTAGGATATAAGCCTAATTTTGTTGGCGTTGGTGCAACAAAACTACCATCAGTATTTTCGTATTCATATATTTCAATTTTATCATTTTCAACTTGGTTAGCATCAATTGAAACATATCCAGATGTATCAAAATTGTAGTCTTTGCCGTGCGTTAATTGATCAGAGTTTAAGTATACTAATACACTAGTTGGGCTTAGTGCAGATAAGTTAAAATTGTTAGTAATTGGATAATCTGTTACTCTAGAATCTAATACTTTATATTCAATTTTATTAGATGCTCCTGTAGCAAGCATATCTGAAAAGTAAAACGGCTGTGACTTTAACTTATTAGTATTAATTGTTTTTAATACAAGATCAACATGAGTTTTAACAGGACCGTCATAACCTAAAGTAGAAGCAGTATCTAAAAATGTTTTTTTGTATCTCGAATATTCCTTCTTAGAATATTTTAATGCTTTAACAATATTATAATCTTTATTAGTTACGTGATATAACGGTAGATTAATTGGGCCGCTATGCTTTACAAAACGCTTGCCAAATTTATCAAGATCGCCTAGATCTCGTAGATTACTTGATCCTAAATAGTTGCCTGCATATCCTGGAATATCTTCTAGCATACTATCAACATGATCTATAACTTCACCAAGTGTAAATTGATTAACATCGTCGTTAAGCGGGTTACGTTCTAAATTGTAGGGGAATTCATAATAACCGTTAGAATTTTTTATAGTTTTACTATCTGTTTTAATTTTAATAACATCATTTGCTATTAAATCTTTTGTAAATGTAATAACTGCATTTGTATTAGTTTTATCAATTGTATAATCAGTATTAATTAATTTTAATTTATTATTAACAGATACAGATACTTTTAAATCATTAATACTACTTGAATCATTATAAACATCGATTTCAAAATTGTTAACTTGTATGTCAGTAGCAGAATATTCTCTAACAACATATTGCTTACTAATTGTAGGCGTACTGCTAAATCCATTTACATATGCAAATTTAGTAAGTGAACTGTATTTCTTTAAGTAGCCGCTACTAATTCCTTGTGTAAATAACTCAGTATCAGTTTGATAAGTGAATGTATCATTTAATAAATTAAAGTCAAATACAATGTCGCCTGAATTATTAATAGATTTATATTCTAATGCAAATCCTAGTTCATTATCTACAACACCTTCTCCTACTGCATACGAAAATAATTTAGTACCGTTAAATGTAGTCGAACCATAATATGTTTCATCGCTATAACTATTACCGTTTATATCACAAACAGCAAATCTCGGTGGCTGATTGCGAGTTGTTTTTTCTTGTGCTGCTGTCCACTTTTCTCCGTGGTAGTGATAACTTTTACCTGCATTTTTTACACCTTGTGTAACTAATACAGTTTCGAGATCAATTGGAGTAGTATCAGTAGTTTCAATTAAACTAATTTGTCTGTTGTTTCCAATTTTAATAAATTTAACTTGATATATTTTTCCACTTACTAATACGTCTGTATCTGCTGTAAATAAGATACGCATATTATCAGCAAGATTAATTCCGTCTATATTGTATCCGGATTGTCCTTCGATTATACTAAAAACATCAGTTGTATATGTATCAATTAAGTCAATATCTTGTTTTGCAATTGCGCCAAAGTTATCTAGTTTTAGTCCTGCTTCAAATTCTATAATAGGACGTTTTGCACGAGTAGATTCGTCGACATTTACAGGTAAATTGTTTAATTCAAAACTTTTTACAACTGTATCTTTATGGTGCCATCTATTGTAACGACTCCATGCATTTCTGTCTAAAGAGGCTCGATTAACAACTATATAATCCTTTTCTGTTGCATATGCACTTGCATCACTAAAGGGAAGTGTATCAAAATTATCACTGTCAAATGCAATACGCTTAGTATCACTATATGCAGATGGAATAATTAAATCTTGATCTTTAATCAATTTAATTTTATCGCCGACGCCTTCAACATACCAATCATTAGTGGCATAGTCTATTGGTAGTACATCACCTTGGAATCTAATTTTCATTCCATTTGACAATTCAACACCATTTGCACTTAGGTATTTTTTCTTGCCTAATATTTCTTCGCTAACATTAAGAAACGCATTTTCTTCAATATCATAAATTCTAATTTGGCCGCTTGTATCAACTACAGTTTTACTAATGTAGTACAGTCTGTCAGGTGCATTAAACGGAATAGTAAATTCAATTGTGCCTTTTTCAATATAAGCAATTGCTACTTCTTCACCTTCTTCACCCAACTTACGAATTCCGTCTGGATATAGTGTAGAAACATTGTCGTCGGCTGCAAATGTTACGCTACCGCCACTTGGAAGAACAATATATTCTCCTTGGTCATATTCATTACCGTATAATACTGCATCAAATAATCCATCAGCACGTAGACCTTCTGTTCCTGCTGTTAAGATAGCAGTACCAGGAGTAAATGTTCTACTAATAGCAATAGCCATAGGATGACCAGGAGTGTCAATTTCGAAACGATATGTTTGTCCGCGATATAATTTTAAATTAGGATTACGTGTTAATCCGTCGTTAAATACATATGCAACGTTATCGCCTTGATCCTCGGTTGTAACAGTATATGTACTAACAACTTCTCTACTTTGTCCTCTTACAGGAATACTAATAGGCCCGTTCGGCATCCAATAATATTCACGAAAGTTTACAAATTTATCCCAATCAATATTTGGGTTCCATCCATATGTTTCTTGACTATTTAAACGACTGTGATTAGAAGTGTTTGCACCAAATACACTAAGTTGCCCAATATAGTCATTATAATCTTTATAAAAAGTTACATTATCGTAAACATCTTTAACAACAGTAGCAGGTTCTAACTGGTAATTAGTTCTATCAGTAGTTACATCATCAACATAGTTGTCTGTAGTTTTGTATGCTTTTGCAGTTGTTCTGCCGTAGTAACCATTAATCTTTTCTGCAACACCAGGCTGTATAAGTTGATCAAGCGTGCCTTGTAAAAACTTTTTGTTTGCCTGTGTTCTAAAGAACTTTGGTAAAAAGTCACTTGCAGTAATTTTATTATTCTGCCCTGGAACAGGTAGTGCGCTTTCGTTTTGATCATTCTTAGCCATTAGTAACTATAGCCTCCGCCTGTTGAATTAGTTGTTGTAGTTGTTGTAGTTGATGCACTGCTTGATATTCCTGATGTTATGCTAGTTGCTACAGTATTAATTACTGCTCCGCTGGCTTGTAGGTTAGTTGCTGTTAATTGATCAATTGTTTCGATATCACTCACCTTTGCTGCACTTGCAAATATTTCATCTGGCTCACTTTTTATTTCAAATAGACTGCCAAACGATTGTGTAGTTTGGCGCGGTACTATTAGTATACTTACCAGTTTTGGAGACATCTGGTTTATAATATAGGCACTAAGTTCTTGGAAGTAAAATGTTTCTCCAAAGTCCCAATTTTCAATATCGAAGAATTTATTAATTGCTTCGATAATATCTGATTTAAGTTCGTTATCATTAATAACTATACTAGTATTTTTAACAATCTTAAACTTAACTTGTAAATCAGGTGCTGCTTTATCACCAAATAATATTTTATATTTTGCAGGATGATAAATTATTTCATCACTAATGCTTTTTATTTTATTAATTTCAGTACCGTAACTTCTAAACAATTCGTCATTGCTCGGTGGTTTTGGTTGTATTAAAGTTGTTCCAGAAATATATTGTTTAACTTGTGTATCATAAGTTTTAGATAATATGTAAGTGTCAATAATATTACTTGCACTTGGATCAATTCTATAGCCACTATCAGCAACGTGAATGTAATGGAATTTTAAATCTGCACGACCAAAATGTGCTTTATAATCTGTATTAAGAACAGAGTTGTTAAGTGTTTTGTTTAATTTCCTAAACACACCTTCGTCGATTAGATAAAATATTTGCCCTTCTTCACGCGAACTAACTGGAGCAATTGCTGCTTCATTTTGTATTACAATTATTTCAGCATTAGTATTTGCAAAATATTTAAAATCTTCTACACCATCTGTTGTTGTGTATTTCTTTTGAAAAATAAGTTTTGCTGACGTAGCAATACTATTATCTTCTTCGCCAACAATTTGCTCAAAAATATCAGGATCATCAACTACACCATCTTCATCAAGATCAATAAATTGCACTTGTATTTTGCGGCTATCTAGATATCCTTCTGTATCTCTATATGCATCTGTAATAGTCCAATTAAAGTCTCTAGTAAACGGAGTTAATTCTCCCGGCTTACGATTGATATTTAAAATATCAATTTTATCTCTAACAATTTGTCCTGTTGTAGGATCATAAATTTTATCAGCGGCATCAAAGAAGAATCTAATTTCATCTGCACTTTCCATTACATAGCGTAGATTTCGATATGTAATCGTATATTTTTCACCATCTGTTTTAAAGTATAACATCCAACTTGCATCAAGATTTTCACCAGTAATATCACCTGATTTACCAGTAGCAAAACTACTAAGAGTGTTAATATTTTCTGCTAGTATAAGTTTCCATTGTCTGTCATATTGATCATATCTTAATGCAAAATCTTTATATTCAAATGCTTGGTCAATTAATTCTACTTTTACATCATTAATTAATGTTTTAGAAAAATTTGGAATAATTTGTTCTAATATTGCAGTTGTAGGAATAACATCATTTAATTTTATGGGAGCAATACCGTCTTCGTCGATTACTGTTCCATTACCTACAACAGACACAACTTTACACCATTTATATGTAGTTTTACCTAGGTGATCAGAATCTCCGTCATCCATTATTGTGCCGTCTGGCATGAAGTGTTTACCATTTGGAGCAACAAACTTTAACATTGACCCTGCTTCAAGTAAACGTAAACTATTTGCTGTAAATGAACCTACATTAAACGGATTAGTATCAATGTCTTGTATTAAACCTAATGACTGATTTGTACTAGTGCTGGACTGATTCCAAGTTGCATTAAGATCACTAACAATGATTTTTGGATATTTTGATAAGTAGAAATTTTGTGCATTAACACTGTCTAAAATACCTTCGATTGTGTTGTATATAACACCTTCAATATCTGTTTGTGTTGCAAATGTGAATGATTGTTTTTCGACAAATTCTTCTTTATAAATTACACCATCGTCTGCAAACAAACTAGTATTTGAATATTTTCCGCTGGCATCTTTTAGATCAAAGAAACGACTAATACCGCTTGATATTCTATTTGAACTCTTAGTTTTAATAATATCTTGACTAATTGCAAGTGGACCAATATTATAATCTTCACCATTTATTAATCTATTTTGTGTATAATATGTTGCAGGTGCATTTTGTTTAATTTCTTGATTAGTTTCTGTTGCAGTGCCATTATTAATTGTATAATCTAAAGTAAAACCAATTGTAAGTTTGTGTTGAGATCCGGTTTTTGACTGATACGGAATGTCAATGCTCACTGTGCTTATTGCACTCGGAGTAATTACACTCCTTGCTCCCGAACTAGTTCTATAATATGTTCTAAAATTGCCTGCAGGTAAGTTACCAAATACGCCATCACTAAAGTTTAAATTAATTCTGTCGCCAATGCGTGTTGTTACTGCAAATACATCTCTAGTTTTATTAAACAAACTATTATAGATAACATTATTGCCTTCTGTTGAGTCAATCTTTTGCCATTCGTTATCTTCAAAGCCTGCACTGTTTAATGCAAACAACCATACATCACTATCGTTAATATTTTCGGCATCAATTTGAACTGCTTGATTTGGCGTCGGGTTACTTACTGTAAAGTTTCCTGTCTCAAGTTTACCTTGGCGGAAGTGCATAAAGAAACCTGTATTAGTACTGCCAGCACCTTGGCCGTCATCTCTAAACAAAAATGCAGGACTGTTGCCAGGCAACGGTGCTTCTTCCAAAATAGTTTGATCTAAAATATCCGAACTTACAATTTCAAAGCGTGTACTTACACCTTCAATGCGCTTAGTAAACGGATAAATTGCTTGTCCTGTATTTGTAGCATTTAAGCGATATTTTTGTGTTTGAACATCTGCAATTAACGAACTCTTTAACGGATTACCGATTGAGTTAGATAATGGCAATGCTGAATTTAAAATTTTAGTAAACTGTTCAAAGTAATTTGAGTTAGTTTGGTCATTCCACTTAACAGTAATGCCTGCCATGTTTAAACCATTTGAATCTAAAAGACTTTCTGTAGTTTTAATTGTGTTAAACTTTAGTAAACCACTAGCTGCTTGGTTTCTACGAGGATTGTAAGATAGCATACGTGCTAGACGTAATACACTTTCTCTACGTTCTGCTGTTTCAAGGAAGTTTTCACGAGCATTTAAATCAATACGGAATGATAAGTTTTGCCCAAGGAAAGCAATCATATCAATCAGCGCAAGGTATTCACTTGATTCAATGTAATCGTTAAAATTTTCTGGATAGTTTTGACGCAGATAGTTAATCATTGTGCGTCTTAGGTTATCAAAATCGTAGCTTTGGAAATCTGCGTTTCTAAAACTTTGGTAAATTCTTTTCCAGTCCTCTGCTATTAGTAGCCTAGACTGTCTATCGTTTGAAGACATATCATTTTCCTTGTTTACTAATGTATTTACCTGAAATGATAATGTGTGTATTTAATTTTTAAATTTAAAGAAGTCCGTTTTCTTTATCAAATTTAAATCGTAATTGGTCTGTTATACCAAAAGGAAGTACTGTAATAGTGCAGTCAATTTGTATACCTTGCTCATAAGTATCAATAATGATATCTTCTGCTTTTATTCTAGGATCGTAGTTAATAATGCGAGTAACATCTTCGATTATTGCTTCCTGAACTTCAACAGTGAAAGGCTCGTATAATGTATCCCAAATAATTGTACCAAATGTAGGATCGCTTAATTTTTCAGTTTGACGTATATGAAAGTGATTAATTAAGTCTTGCTTAATTAGTTCAAAATCATAGATACTAAAACTCTTAGAATCTGCAACTGTACTAAAGCCTCTGTACTTTCTTCCAGTAGATGCTGTTTGATTTGTAGTGTTTACAGTTACTCGTTTATACAGATTTTTTTCTAATTGGCTCATACTATATTTACCTTAATTATTGCGGATTAGCATGGGGTGATACTGTCGGTGTAGCCGATGCATCGTCCGTTGGTTCCATTGTTTGCGGATTAGCATTTGCCGCGTCAATTTCTTGTTGTAGGCTTACAAGTGCATCTGCTTCTTCGTTATGAAATCTGTTAACAACACTATTTCTAATTGCCTGTGTACTACTTGGAAAATACTTGCTTCCATTACCTGCTCTACGTTCTGCATAAACTGCTCTAATTAACGCTGCGTCAGTAGGATTTGTTGTAGTTATTTCGTTTGGCGGGTATCCTAATCCTTCTAATGCTCCACGGAATACACGCCTCGCGCCGCCTGCGCCGTGCTGAATTGATGTTGAAAATAATGCTTGTTGTACTGTTCTAGCCCGTGTTGTAGTATCAAGACCAATTGCACTATTGATCAATCTATTTGCCGGAGTAAAATACGATATTGCTGTATATTCACTTTGTGCATTGCCGCCTGCTGGCGTCCCCATTACTTGTGCCCAGGCTGCTTTATATGCATCTGTTCCGGCTCTTCCGGCAGCAGGGCCGCCAGCGGCTGCTAGTTGCGATTCTAAATCAGGATAAGCAGTTGCTAGCCAAGAATGAAATTCGTTTAATGAACCTGTATTTGCTGCAAGTTGGTATTTTCCGTAACTCCAGCCGCCTGTACTATCCCAGCCAATTATTCCTGGATCGCCTTTAGATTCATATTTTTCGCTTAGTGCGCCGATATTAAAATCAAATGTATGAGTACTATTATAATCTCCTGGCGGTACACTTGGCTGGCCATTGCCGCCAGGACGACTTGCATTTCCTGTACTAACATTGCCGCCGCTGCCTTGAACAAATGCACTAGAAGTTCTGCCGCTTAAATTTTTAGCAAATGTATCAGGTGTAAGTACACGATCAGAACTAGGAAGTCCTCCAGGTGATTCTCTATCTGTAAATATTTTCTTAAATGATAAGGGATCTAAATTTTCGTGATGTGGCCAAGGTTCGTGTTGAGGCGATCTTGTTAATATTGATTCAAAACTAGATATTTGACCTCCTGGTTTTACTTTTGGCAACGTGTTTACACTTAATGGTCGAGATTCGCTTGCTGGATTTGCAGTGGCAGCAGCCGGGCCGTTCATATGCACATATGTTGCTGTTTCTCTATGTTCTTTGCCACTTTTAATATGAGTGTATGCACCAGCAGTTAGTCTGTTGTCTTGTCCGCTTTTAATATGTAAACTTTTTGCAGTATCAATATATTGAGATTGTTTTACTTTTATGTGTTGATTTTGTCCTACAGTAATCTTGCTGTCTTTGCCAACATTTAAATTAAAGTTATTTTTAGATTCTATCTGTACCCTGCCAGATTCGCCTGTGTTGCTACGACCTGCTGCTTTAATATTAACATTTCGCCCTGCTTCCATGTTTATATCACGTTCAGCAGTAATGTTTAAATCATTGTCAGTATTAATACTAACACTATCATGTGCGTAGATATCAATTTTACCATCACTGGTCATTTCTATCCAAGTAGTGCCTCGGGCATTGCCAATATAAATTAAATCTTCACTATTATTCATTAATATTTGATGACCGGTTCTAGTTCTTAAACGAAATAATTCGTTTTGTGGAATAGTTCTATCACCGCCTGACTCGTTTGCGCCTTTGTTTTTATAAATTGGTGGGCCATCTTCTGCATGCGTTGCACGAACAAATCTTTCATCACCATCATCCATTACAAATGACGAGCCGCCTAGTCTATTCGAAGGTGTGGCAATTTTCTGGCCCCTAGTTCCAATTTCTACAGTTGGCGATCCGGCTCTGCGATCCTTAGGTCCAGGGGAACTAATACCAAATACCATACTAGGTATTTCTCGTCTTGCACTAGAAGTAGTTGTCCCTCGTACTTCGTCGTTTAGTAAACCTTGTATTTCAAGTGTTTCGGAAAAGTCTTTATTGTAGGGTTTAGCAAAAAGAGTCGGATCAACTCTTGCGCCAGTTTCAATTGCTTTATTATATTCACCTGTTGGTACTTTTCTTCCTCTTAAACTAGGAGGAGTTAGTCCTGTAGTATTTTCAGTAGATGCTCGGCCGTCAGGCACCATAAAGTTCATATATTCTGCTGGTATGCAACCCATCCAATAACCAAAGTTAGAGTTACCTTCAGCAAATATTACAAGAACTTTTGTTCCTACATCAGGTGGCACCATCCACATACCGTAACTTTTTTGTGTATGCTCATAACCGTCATTTGCTGTGAGTGCAGCGTTAGGCGTTACTCCGTAAAACGGGCTTAGATATTTTACATTTAATAACTGCCCGCTACGTTCCGGAGTGCCGCCTGCACTTGTGTATCTTAATAATTCAACAACAAGGCCGCCCATATACTTTGTATCTAAATTATTAACTACAATTGCTTCGTATGGACCAGCATCTTTAAAGCCATTTGTTTGAGAACTAGTAGTTCTTGTATAATTACCGCTTGCCATATTATTGTGCTCCTACCCGATTTGGGTCTCTTTCGCTATCTCTTCGTTGTCTTAATCTACTTGGACCGCCTGTAGTTGTTCCTGCCGGAATGACTGTAAGATCTGGTGGAGGAGTATTTGTAGTTACAGGTCCTTGTGGCGGCGTTACAGTCTGTCCATTATTATTTCTGCTTGCGCCATTATTTGGTGTGTATACTTTTTTTCCTGTATTAAAATCATATCTATCAAATCCTGGCGTTATTGGCTCGTATATATATACGTTTGCTTGTGGCGATCCTGCTGAAGATGAACTAGAAGTTACTACTGATCTCGGTCGAGTAACTGGTGTAGGTGCTGTTGCTGTTGCAGCAACAGTAGTGTTACGTTGATCTCGACCTCTTGGATCGTTTGCATCTGGATTTGGTATTACTGATGCAGGAGCAGCGGCAGCGGCTCTTGCTTGTCTTAAAATAGCATCAGGATATGGAACACTTGCAGGAGGAGTAGATCCCGCTCCTAATCCTACGTTTTGCGCTAAACAAGGACCAGGTCCTGTTGATTCAACTTTGCCGCCAGCACCTGAAAGAACTCTTGATCTAGGTGTTACTGCATCTCCTGCTCCGCCAAAGGCATCTAATGGATCTGCTGTAGATGTAGATGTAGGTGTAGGTGTGTTTTGTTGATTTCTGCCGCGTGGATCTGTTGCATCTACATTTGATGGCGGCCTCTGGGCCAAGCCATCTGGTGCTATTTCTACAAGTTTTGTCTCTGTGTAACTAAATCCGTCTGCATCAACTCCTGTAACTGTAACTTGTTCATATTGCTTCGTGCCTGTTGTAGTTTCACTTTTTGTAGAGCCAGCTGTGCCAGGTTTTAATACAGTTGTAGTTGTAACTGTATTTCCTGTTTTTGCACTAGTTGTAGATTTAGTTTCTGTTTCTGGGCGATTATCATTAATGTCAGGATCTCTAACATAAATAGGAAATCCTTGATATGTATCAACTTTTTTTCTTCCGGCACCTAAAAAGTCTAGATTTGATTCGGTTTTAAAATCTTCCATAGTTGCAGAACCTTCTTCTATAAGAAGAGAAAAATATTCTACACTGTGTCGAAAATATAGTTGGTTGCTTAGTGCATTACCATAATCTGCACTTTCTATAATCCAATAGTGTTTGTTTTTTTCATAACTTGGAAGACCAAGATCTTCATTATCAATAACTAATACTACTGTTGCGCTGCTACCTGGGGCGCCACTAATAATATCTCCACCGTATTCTTCTAGATCATCAAAGTTTTGAAATGTCCACATATCATTAGAATTCTTCCAAGGACCTTCGCCGGTTACCGGAACTGAGTTTGATTCGTCTAATTTGTTTGCGGATTCTTCTGGTAAGCCGACATCTTCTTCTGACATATTATTATCCTAATAAACTTCTAATGCGTACTTTTGCTGCGTTAGACGCAGCATTAATTCCTTGAGTTGCAGCATTACTTGCCGCTGATTGTGCTCTATTTGCTGCGTCTCTGGCTTGATTTTCTAATCCGCCTAATGCATTTTGGGCGTTACTAACTGCACCGGTTACTTGTGCTCCTATTCCCCCAAATGCATCAAGACTTGGAATAAGATTTTTACCCGATAGACCAGTAATTTCAGCAAGCGAACCTGTTACATTTTGTTCAATTCCTGCGCCAATGCCGCCAAAGGCATCTAATCCTGATTGAATTTCTGTTTGGTATGGAGCAGTAAGGGCAGCACTAGTTGCATTATCAATTGCAGGATTTATTCTTCTTATATCGTCTTGCGACGGTGCAGGTTCGCAGTTAGTGTTAGTGCCCGATTGTCCAACTGTTCCGTCTGATTGAGCCCTGTCTTGATTAAGGGCTGTTGTATTATTAACTTGTACTACGCCACCCGGGCCTGTAGTTTCTTTGTCATCTTGTCCTTTGCGTCTAATCATTTTAAGAGTTTGTGTAAAATTGCCACTGCTAAAACTATTAGTTACTGCCCATATTTGGAATATTCCGCTAAATCCCGGAACAAGTTGCGGAAATTCCATAGTTGCGCCTTTAACTTGGTAATCAAAAGGAGTTCTAAAATTTACTATGCAAAATACTGATTGATCTAATGCATTTAATGTGCCATCTTCTGTAACACTTGGATTTGATCCATTTAATGCAGCATGATTGCCAGTTTGTTGCGGAATAAAATACGGATCTCCCATTATTTCCATTTCTGCGGTAACCATATCTACAGTCATATTTGTAATTCTATCATGAAATATTTCTGCAATTTTGCGGCGTACATCATTACTTCTTGTGCCGCCTGAATCAGCTATTCTTCCTACTCGTTGGGCGCCTCCGGATGCATCGTCATTAGATTGTTGATCTCCTGGTTGTGAAAATTGTGCACCACTATCTGTGCCATTGCCTGATGTATTAGTTACAGCACTATCAGGATCTCGCTGCGGTGCTGCGTTCATTCCAAGATCTGCGTGTGCTGACATCATAAATGCATTATTAAAATTAATATCAAAATTTAATACATCTTCATTTTTGCCAGTATAGATATAATTGTATTCTTTGTTAGCCATTTCTCTTAGGCCTTTGGTATTTTTTGCACGTTTGTTTGGTGCAGTTGTTACTGCTTCGTCAACTTCGTACTCAATAACACTGTAGACATAAACCTTTGGCCGAATTCCCATAGTTGACTCAGTTAACGCACCATCATCAATGTAGGTATGAGTATCAATTCTAAACCATTTGTTCAATCCAGTAGTGGATTCTTCAGTTGATCTTTCTGCTGCGTATACAGTTTCTAATATTGTACGTTCAATAATACTAGTAAGTTGTTGGCCTTGATTATACTGTAACTCTCTAGCCTTATCTGTTGGTTGGGTTGCTTGATTGCCGGGGTCAACTAAATTTGTATCTGGATTGGTTGCTGCTGCTGGTTCTGCTTCGCCGCTTGAGCCAGGAGCATTAGTATCTTCATTTATTGGACTTAACCCAATTGCGTTCATTTGGTTTGTGTCTTCTGCAAAACTTTTAAGTATTGCATAAGTTTCATTTGGTCTAGAAACTGTTATTATTTGAGGACTAAACGAACCTCGCAATCCGTCATCCGGGCCTGTATATCCTCTACGTTCTGCTTCTTGTTCTTCTGGAGAAGTAGTAAATGCAGTTTCGGTAATATTGCCTGCATTTAAGGCTGCTTGCAATGCTTGTCTACTTTTTGGAAAGCAAATTATGTATCTATCATTTGGTGATAATGCTCCAGATTCTTCTAAATCTTCAACAGATCTATTTAACGCACCAGTTACTGATTGATCATTTGTTTCAAGTAATTCGTGACATATTGTTCCAGATGCCCGAATCTGGTGCGGTATTTCATTGATATTGTCGTTAAGGCCTGTTTCGCTCATCGGAACTGCTTTAACTTCATATTTACTACCTTGTCCAGAAACATTAAAATCCATATTAAGTATTTTTACAGGCACAAACATCGGCTGTGTTATATTATTTGCATCAGTTGCGCCGTCTAAATTCCAGCCAACAAAATCAATCCTTAAACAAAACGGTGCTTGTGTGTATGCGTCATAGCCTGCTTCGCTTGCAGATCCAATTAAAGCCTGTATAAAATTTCCCATACTGTAAGGTTCAATAACAGTAAAGGTTATACCAGTACCTAATGTCATTCTAGTATTTGGATTTGGTGCAACTACGGCATCTATTTCAAGATCCTCAATATAATATTCTGCATGACTAGTAATAGCGTCTCCAAAATCACTATACGTGTTTCCAACTTTTTCATCAAACGTTTGATAACGATTATCTAAGTTTCCGCCACCGCTTTTTATTACATAATTTTTAAATCCGCCGGCCTTTCTGTATAGTTCCGGGTTATTATATTCTGCGGCTCCAAGTACACCTAATGTAATAACGTAATTAAATCCATTGTGATTTCTTAAAGGATTTGGCATTTTACTTGCAGAACTATCATCAACTTGATATGACGGTAAAAACCCACTGTCTAAAAATTTTTCAGTAACTACACTTCGGCTAGACAATTCTCTAAATTGGTCTAATTGTAATCCGTATTCGCCGCCAGTTATTCCTGCTAAGTCAGCTGCGCCGCGTTCTATAATTTTTAAAGGATTATTTGCCAATCCTTTTAATTCTTGCGCATTTTCAATTACACCAGATAATTTATTTTGTATTCCGCCAAATAAGTCACTACTAACTGCTGCACCCGCTCCGCCAAATGCGCCTAAAACTGCGTCCTTAACACTTCCTCCTGAAAGCGCAGAATTCATTAGTTGACTATTAATTCCAGGAACAGCAGAATTAATTCTGTTACTAATATTGCTCACTATTGAAGATTGCAAACTACTTTTTAAAGATGCGCCTAAGTTAAATGCCATATTAGAATCCTAATGTGTTACGTAGAGCCGATGGGTTAGGCAATAAAATAGTGGTTCCTGCTACAAAATCAAAAACAGGATCTTTTAATACGTCTAAATTTCTTTGTGCAAAAACCCACCATAGTTCTCTTTTACCGTAGGTAATATATGCTAACAAATCAGGACGATATGTAAACTCAGTTGTAATTGTAAAAGATATATCATTTTTATTTACAGGAACTGGGCGAGGAGATAAAATATCTAAATACCCACGTCTATTAATTGGTGTTCGTCCATACGGGCTTAAATTATTTGCTTCCATTTATACAAATCCCTCCTTGCCTTTGCCAATAAAGGAGCCAGCAACAAAGTTATTTAGGCTAAATCCTGATTGCGAGCGTCTTGCATACTGCGGCTGTAGTGTAACTGTTATTGAACTTTGCGTCGGTACGTAGTTTTGTTTTCCCTGAACTGTACATTGGATATAATCTACATCAACAGGTAAATCAGTTGTAAAGTTTGTAATTACTACTGGCATATCATTTAATATGTGTTCACCGTAACCATTTAATCTACAAACAACAGGAGGATTTCCTTGCGGATTACTATCTCCATAAAACATCTTTGTTGCACTTCTTAAAAAGTGCAAACATGCAATCCAATATCTTGCATCGTTTTCATTTTCTTGGAAAAACTCGCCAGTAATTGTTATTGCATCAACTTGGCTGTTTTCATATGCCTGATATGGATAATTTGTATGTGTAGGCTGTATTGATCTGTAATTTGCACTATGACTTAATAATACTGTAGGGTTAAAAGGAAATACCATTCTGTTTCCTGTATTAAACGCACTTGATCCGTTAGTACCATCCTTACTAAGTTCTTTAAGAGGAGCAAGTATTTCTCCTTCATCTAGAAAAACTTGCGGAACACTGATACTAACACGCCAATCACTTGCATCTGATACAGTATTGTTTGATGAAATAATTGCTCTTGAAATTGATCTATTGTTTGCGCCGCCAGAACCAAAGCCGCCTGTTTGATTAACAAATGTTGCTGCTAATTTACCAAGTGGGCCGAGACTGCCTAACTTTTGATTAATAGTGTCACTTGCGGCGCTGGAGACAGCGCCCTTAGCATCAGACACTATGCTGCTAATAAAATTACTTGAATTAAAATTAATTGGAAATGCCATAATTTATTTTTACTCCTACACTACTATTTAGTTGACAAAATTATGTATGTATATTATAATTATTTTTGGTTGACATTTATACAATAATAGTTTATAATAAGTATAACATAACCGGAGATGTACATGAGACCTAAGAATTATCTTAACAATAAAGACATACTTAAAGAAATACACAATTCAAAAAATAAGTTTAACAGTTATCTTGAACCAGAGTTTGGTCAATACGACATCATTTTATCTGATGTAAGTAAAATTAACCGGCTTACTGTTGCAGAAGCAAAGCGTAATAAAGCAAAGAAGATGTCATCTGCTGAATACGAGCGCCGTAAAGGCCTTGGTGAGAAGGTTAAGCAAGCAGAGTGCGAAACTACTGCTGCTCAAATTACTAAAGAAGAGTTAATCTTCCGCGTGATGACATTTGATCATATTCCGGATGAGCCTGGTCGTAAAAAGAACCCAAAAACTGTTGCTGATACAAAAGTTAAACTTCCTTTTCCGCCATTTAAGCACTATAAGTACAACGACGAAGGTGAAATTATCCTAGTAGGAAAAAGTCACTGGGAAGGCGGTATGGAAAATGGCAACTTTAATCACAAGCACGGCAAAGCAACAGACAAACTTGCTATGATGTGGTTGAAACTTGTTGATCGTTATGCAACTCGAGGCAATGTACGTGGATATACCTACAATGACGAGATGAAAGGGCAAGCCATCTTGCAACTTTCACAAATTGGACTACAATTTGACGAGTCTAAGTCAGATAATCCGTTTGCATAC